TCGCACGTCACCTCGCAGCCCGTCTCGCACGTCACCTCGCAGCCCGTCTCGCACGTCACCTCGCAGCCCGTCTCGCACGTCACCTCGCAGCCCGTCTCGCACGTCACCTCGCAGCCCGTCTCGCAGCTGGTTTCGCATCCGCTCTCGCAACTGCTCTGGCACATCGCCTCGCATGCACTTTCGCAATCGGATTCGCAGCCCACTTCGCAGCTCGATTCGCAGCTCGTCTGACAGTAGACCTCGCAGCCCAGCTCGCACCCTGTTTCGCAGCCTGACTCGCACTCCGTTTCGCACCCGGATTCGCATCCGATTTCGCAGCCGGATTCGCATTCGCTTTCACACGTAACCTGGCACCCTGTTTCGCAACCGCTTTCGCATTCCGTCTCGCATCCACTTTCGCAATAAACCTCGCAACCCGATTCGCAGGTGGTTTCGCAATAAATTTCGCAGCCCGATTCGCATCTGCTTTCGCAACTAACCTGGCACTCCGTAATACACGTGGTCGTACAAGCAAGCTGGCACGACATCGCGCATCCTGCCAACCACTCTTCCTTGTTTCTGACCATCATCAATTCGTAGCCTGACACGCACGTCAGCTCACACGCTTCCTCGCACGTTGATTGGCAATGATACGTGCAGCCCAACTCGCATCCGGCCTTGCCCGCGTGTGGGCCAGGCGTGGCCATTACTTCCGTATCCGTCTCGCAAGGCATCTCGCACGCGCTCTCGCAGCCGCCCCAACGTGGCAATCGCAGATCAAATGTCATGTTGTCCATGCGATCCTGTGGGGCGTTCCCGAGGTGGTGGGATAGGCTCATAACCTCCGCGGGACTTATTGCCACATCGTCCACGGAAATGGCCAACGCATCTCCTCTCTCGATTTCGAGCAAGCGGAGAAAAGTGCTGGCCCGCACCCTTTCATGAGCATGGGATAGGCGGCCCAACCAGAACTCGGCCACGGGCCTGACAGTCTGCACCTGGTTGTGCGCCCACAGATTCAAGGACAACACGCGGCGGCCATACGCGGCCATTGCGGCTGCGCTCTGCGTCACGTAGTGTGTCTTTCCGCCCTTGCGCGTGTATTCGGCTAGAACTTCGGTGACGACATTCTCTGGCGTTTCATGGTATACCTCCATGCTCCATGCTTCGCGCTCAGCGTCAGTCAACGCCCCCGCATACGGTGGCCCGAAAGGCCCCTCTCGAAGATATTGAAGCCTGGCTATCCCGCCCTCCCAGGTGAGCATGCACCTTGCCTGCATGGCCAGATCGGCGAACAGGTCAAGGCCCTGATATTGCTCCTGAAGCATGAACCCGAAGTGGCACCACGTAAGCTGGTTCTTCACGGCCTCGAAACTCGGCTGGTCAAAGTCGCCCGCCACCATGCCGAGATACCTGTACCCCAACTGGCGGATAACATCAGGCGGGCTCTTGATCGTAGCGCCGCCCGCATCGTAGGCCCCGTTGAATGTCACGTACAGATCGTCGGACCTGAAAGCAAAGTCCGGACCAATCATCGTGGGCAGAACCGTCATCCTAACCACGGTGAGAACCCTGCCGGGAATAGTGTCCGCAGCATTGAGCTTAACGGTGTATCGGGCTGGTTCGATTGCGGCGTATGATCCTGTAGGTACAAGTTCGACGACAGGTTTCGTTCTTGCGAAATAGCCCTCTTGAATGGCGCGTGTAGGGACGTTTTTCGCTACGCCCGCAATCGAACCTTCAACGGCGATTATGTTTTTGCTGGGCTGATCATTGAGCACCCAGGTATATCGGTCACGTTTGAGCAGGACGCGTGTGCCCTTCGCATGCTCACGCACTTCGCCGTCAATCTCAAACGATGCACCGCGTTGGGGGAACCAAAAGTATGGCCCCCAAATGCTGGACGCCAGGATAACCTGGTTTATATACAGAGCCGATATATCGGGATCGGTGCCTATGATCTGCCGCTCGATCCCGTGCGACCCCTCGAAGTCCACGAAAGAAATCCTGATGGACAATCCTATGTACTGGCTTATCGGTGGGGGAAGTGTCGTGCACCGTAATTCCAGCAGATGATCGCTGTCGTCAGTAAGGCGTCCCGAATACGAATTGTCGCCGCGCTTATCGGTGTGGAACTGGTTCCCGCCCTTGAACCGGCCTCGAATACTTTCACCATCGAGCCATAGGTTGATGGCCGTGTATTGGGGGAAATCTTCGCTGTCATTTACAAAGAGATCTTCCTCGTCCATGCGAAGGGGCGCGGCCAAAGAGGTCTCCACCGTGCCCTCGAGTAAGAAGGCTTTGCGCCGATGCACCCGCCCGAATACTATGGGCAACATGGCGGACTGATCGGCATCCAGATACGGCCAATCGTCCTTGGTGACCATAGTGCCGACAACCTGGTTAAACTGATGAGCCCGCTCCGTAATGTCAATGGCAAGGGTTGCATCGTTCTCGCGCCACTGGAAAGGCGCAACGGCCACACCGTCCACGAGCGTGACGGTCTCGACGCCGGTATCGACGAAGCACTGATACACCGTGGCCGGGATTCGTTGATGGCCTCTCCATTGCAGGATGCTGCGGATCACGCCGTCCTCGTCGCGCAGGGTGATTGTGATGTCCGCAATAGCCGCCGCTCTACGCCCCTCGGCCTGGGGCAGCGTGTACGTTCCCCAATCAACTACCCGGTCGGCCAGGTTGTCAATGCTGCTGCCGTTACCACTGCCGCTGGCCAAATCGCTGTACCACTTATCACCGACGCTCCCGCCCCATTCAAACTTCACGACGTTATAGGGCCTTGCGTAAAGCCGCCGCCGCGCTTTCAGCATGTCCGCCGATAGTGTTTTCACGGTGCGCTCCCTAGAGGCCACTCCTGTGCGCCCATATCCCTATACCGCGTAGGAAATGTACAATGTGATCTCTGTGCTCCACACGCCGTTTTCCCGCGTCGTCGTGGGATAACTTACGCCGCCGCTTGTAAAAGTTGTCGCCGCCCCCACACGCGCATCAGCCACCTCCGTAAAAACGATGGTGGTCTGTAGGAAGCGAACCCTCCACACGGTCCCCCGCCAGTCCGTGAAGAAAAAGCCGTATTGGCCGCCTCTCACCGTGCTCCAGAAGAAGCTCTCTAACGCGGCTTTTTCGCTTTCGCGCAGGCCGCTCCACCGGAGTACCCACACCTGAGTCTTTACACCCTTATCGTAGGCGTAGTATGAACCACTGGCAGATTGGCGGATAACTTGCATGCGCCTCTGGTCGACGGTATTGGAGGGATCAGGATTTTGAAGGTAGCAGTCAACGCCGCCCAACTGAAACCGGACACTCATCCTCGGCCTCCCAACGTCGGCGTAAGCAGCCCGCGCCGCGCCGCCGCCTCAAGTTCTGGTATCACCACGTCGCGCACCGTCTCTCGCGTCACAGGGTTGTAGAAGTGCAACTCGATAGGGCCGGTCGTGTACGTGTTCCCTGCCGCGACCGCAGTCCCTTGCCCAGGTGTGACGATCCCTCGATTTATGGCCTGGAGCAGCTCAGCGTGCCGCGCTGCCGCTCTCGGCTGCACGACGAACTCGCCAGCAGTAAGCAATGCGGGAATCCTGTCAACCCCACGTGGCCCGCCGACCCATCCACCGTATTGGTGAGTCTCTACTTCGGCGGATGGAACGTATCGCCCCTTGCTTAGCTTGCGATCCAACTCAGCCACCCGATCAATGGCCTGCTGCAGCTTGTCGATCAGTTCGTCGATGCCCGCTATCCCCTCGGACGCATCAAGCCGAATGACCAATTCTTCGCTTGCGGCGGCGAATAGGTCGTGGAGCTTTGCCTCGAGCTGTTCGATGCTGGTTAGGGCTTCGGCTGCCAGCGTCTCGAAATATTGGATGCTGACTTCCGTCATCTGGCGTTGGAATGCGATGCCTTGCTCCACAGCCGCTTTGGCATCCTCGAACGACATCCCCGCGGCGGCTTCGCCTTCGGAGATTACTTTTCGCGCTATCTCTTCAAGCAATTGCAACTGGTTGTCCGCATACTCCCTGGCCGCCTTGTAATTCCCTTCCTGCAACGCCGTGTTGGCCTTGGCCTCCATCTCGGCTGCCCTGGCTTGCAGTATGCCCATTTTCTCGAGGGTATCCTGCTCGTGATCGAGTTCCAACCTGAACAGCAGCTCGGCCCCGGCCAACTGATCCGCGCGAAGTTTTTCCTGCAGGCGCTCGATGTCCTGCGCATATTTCTTGTGCATCGTGACGCGGCGATCTAGCTCGTCCTGTAACGCTTCCGATTCGTCGCGAAAGGCACCTTCCATATACGCGAAGTATTCCTTTGCCGACGCTTTGAGTTCCAACTTGGCGGCGAAATCGGCGTCCACTTTCTCCTGTTCCTGTTCCTCGTACAATTCCACGCTGGTTCGGCCTTCCACTTCATCCCTTTTCGCAATCCAATCGCCGATCTTTTCTCGCGCCGCGACTAAGGCCGCCGCATCTGCCTCGCGCTCCGCACCTGTGCGCTTATAAAACACCGAAAGCTGCTGCTCTACCCGTCCCAGCAGTTCCTGAACCTGTTCCGCAGTGAAGCCAATGTCCACAGCCCTTCTAAAGAGTTTCTCCCATTCTTCTTCCAGCTCGCCCGTCCTTACCGCAGCCGTGATTTCCCGTACTGTGCGCGCAGCCAATTCGGGCATGACGATCACCTTATCGCCGAGGTCTTTGAAGAAATCGCCCAGCGGCATCAAATCCGCTTTTAGACCTTGCCAGAACATCTTCATCTTCTGGCCGACTTCCATCTGCGTTCGCATGGCCGCCGACATTGCGCCCATCTTCTCCGTTGCTTCGGCTATGTACGTGCCGGCATCGGCCAAGCTCTCTCCTGTGAATCCCATTGCGACCGCCAACGCCCTCGTTTCAGGCACGATCAGGGCGATCAGTTCCGCGTTGCCCTCTGTAGCTTCGATGAGCTTTACCAGCATGCCATGCAGCCCATAGGCCCTCAGAGCCGCCGCGCTCCAATTCAACCCGAGTAGCTCAGCCGCCTCTGCGGCGTCCTTGGTCGGCTTGAGCATGCCAACGATGAGGGCGCGAATCCCGGTTACGACAAGATCGGTTTGTCCCATGAACTTCGTCGCGGCTGCGATGACGCCGCTCAAGTCCTCAAAAGCAATCCCCGCCGCTGAGGCAATCCCCAAAACGCGGCCCAGGGAACTACCCAATTCCTCTGCCGTCGTAACGCCGTACTTGATGGTAGTGAATAGCACGTCGCTGGCGTGCTCTGCGGATATTTGCGAGTCGGCGTAGGCGTTGGTGATGTTCACCAGCAAGCTGGTCATGCTGAAGATATCGGTAGCGCCTGCGATTGCGGCCCTGCCCGCCGTCTCTACGAACTCGAGGGCCTCCCCCAGGGCAACGCCGCCCGATACGGCTTGGTACAGCGCCCGCGAGGTAACCGTCTGGCTTTCGCCTATGGCCGCACTGACATCGAGCACGCCCTCTTTGAGCGTTTGGAATTCCGCTTCAGTGATGTCAACAAGCGTCCACACCTGGCGCATGGATTGATCGAACTGCACCGCCATGCTGGTGACAGCCACGCTTGCCGCTATCACTGCGGCTGCCGCAGCCATGCCGAACATCTTCCACATGCCGCTGGTGCGTTGCGTCATGCTGCGCTGCCGCCCCTCGATCTTGGTCATGGTGCGATCAAACTGGGCGCTTTGGCCTTCGATTCGTGCAACTAGGCGCTCGAGGATCATGTCATCCCTTTGAGTGGTGGTACGCTTTCCGCCTGGCGTATCAATTCAAACGCCAGGTATCGCAGTTGCTGGCGGCGCGTCAATCCGTAGAAGATTTCCACCTGCATGCCGAACCGCTCACATGCCGAATAGACCAGGTACAGCTGCGTGCGGCCAGTATCGGGCGGCAGCCGTGGCGTCAGGCCAGTGCTGCCGCGCGCGTAAAAGCCTCCTTGGTCTTGTCGATCTGATCTTGGCCGATGTTCGACAGCCGCAGCACCTCGTCAACGATGAGCCCGTAATCCCCAACGGCAAACCCCATGGCCAGGAACTCCGCGTGCAGCTTGCCGTAGAACTCCGCGTCAGTGCTGCAGTCCTCGCGTTTCGCATCCCAGCCCACGCGGTCATCGGCACCCAAAGCAAAGTGCACCAGTGCCATGGTGCTGAGGCGGTTGCGTAAGCGCAGGGCCTTGACGTATGCCGCGTCGGCCTCATCGCGCACGGGCACGGGCTTGGTCGTGTCGGGATCGCGCAGCAGCTTGCCTTTCGCGTCCCGCGCAAATCCACGCATGGGTGCTTGCGGTGGCGGCCCGAAATCCAACTTCTCGTCAAACCCCATCGGCACGCCGCGCAGGCGCAGGGTTATGTCATCCCCTTTCCTGCGCGGCAGCGTGACCTCGCCCTCGTCGCCGATCTCCTCCGGCGTAAGCCCTTCGATTTTCATATCCTCATCCTTTCCTATTTCGCCGCATGGCGGCTGCCTTTGCGTTTGGTCTTACCTGGGCCTTTGCGTTTTGTGGGCCTAGCCCGCTTATTAGGGCCCTGGGTACGCCCAGCTTCGCCCACGTGGGCCTTTGGGGCCTCGCGCGAGCTACTAGGCACCCCATTGCCCTCGTGCGCTACAGGCGCACTGCTGCAAATCGGGCAACTGGCGATCAGTTCGGCCTTTACGGCCTCCAGGTTTGCCGCCACGACGTCCTTGGCTACGGTGCGTCGAAAGACGGCCCACCGCACACGCGCGCCGCAAGGGCATGTGATTCTGTACTGCACAGTTGCCTCCTTACGCCGCGTCCTTGGCCACCTCCGGCGCAACGATGAACGCTTCGCCGGTGAAGGCCAGCGTGTTGTACTCGTCGCCCTCGGCGAACTCCATAGCGCCATGCGCGTTTGCGAACGTGATGATCTCGTCCTTTTCGGTCGCCGTCGGCGTGCTGATGGTGAACACCATGTCCAGAGTGAACACATCCCCGCCATCCGTGTTGGTGCTCGTCCAGCCGGAGGCCGCCTGAATATTCTTGATGGCCTCATAGGCGGTGGGGATTCCCGTATCGCTGCTAATCAGCTCGATGAACTTCAAGGTCCAACTCAGTGTTACGGGCACCTCGTCGCCCTGGCGCATGTGACTGAGATCGCCGCGATCCAACACATTGATTACGGCGTTCGATTCGGCGAACCGCAAGTCCCCTTCTTCGCACGCCAGTGTGATGCTATTCGCGGCGCCGCTGTCCGATAGGACAAGGGTGCCGTCGCGCAGGTTCTTGGTTACGCTCACAGAAAATCACCTCCTTTTCGTTCGTGGGTGAGCAGCAAGAGGCGCAGACAAAAAAAGCACCTGGCCGCCTGCATGCAGTCAGGTGCTTTAGCCCGTCCTCGGCGAATCACGGCTGATCAGGCCGCGACGCCTCCGGCTGCTATCCCATCTTCATTTCTCCTTAGATTGCCTCAATTACCATGCCGTCGAATCGCACTGCGCCGCCGTCGCGCTCGATGTCGCCAGGGCCTGCACCACCAGGTCCCGACATCGCGCTTACGACCGCGGGTTGCGGAAAATATGCGTACTGCCCTTCCTTGAATCGTATGCCGCGACCTGCGCTGGTTACGATGGTCTTCTGCCCGAACTCGGCGCCCAGAGCGTCCGCCAACTGCTGCACCCTGTAGGCATTGCCGTCGCTCGTGGCGTGCATTATGTAGACCACCAACGCAACGAGGCGATCCTGCTCGCCCTCGCGGCACGGCCTGCCCGCCGCCTGCACCACGGGCTTGATCCATTCCGTAAGCCCGGTGCTGCTGAAAGGCACGGCAGGGTATTGCACCGTGCAGGCAACCCAATTGTCTTGCAGATGCTTCATCACCGCCTGGTGCACATCCTCGGCAATCATTAGAACCTCATCATCTCTTCGCGGCCGCTGAGCACATTACGCAGATGCCTCCGTAAATGCCGCCGTCCATCGTGCATCGCATGACGCAGAATGCCTTGCCCATGCGTCTGCTCGCTCCAGTTGAATTCGAGCATGATGATGTAATCGACCAGGTTGCTCATCTCGATGTATTGCTCGCTGCCCTGCAGCCGCATCTTGATCGCGCCCTTCGGCAAACCCTCCGCCCCTTCGGGCTTTGGGTGGCTGGCCGCTGTGGCAGCCGCACCAGGCGATAGCTTGCTGGCGGGTATGTACCAGCCCGCCCTAGCCCTGCCGGTATCGACGGGCGTGAACTTTATCAGCCCCTCCATAACCATCGCGGCCACCATCTTGAGTGCCTTCGACAGATTCTTCCGATACATGCTGAAAAACTTTGCCAGCTCGGCGTTGGCACGTTCGGTCTCCCAATGGATGGTGAACATGCGGGCACCCTGCCGCTGGCCCTGTAGCGTGCTCGTCCGCAGTATCTGCTGCGCTGATTGCATCGTCGCGGGCACTATGGCACCCTCCTGGCGTAGACCCACCAGAGACTCTCGTCAGCGCTTTTCCGCTGCCCCAGCACCCGGAAGGTCTCGTCGCCGTCTACAATCTGATCGTCGGCTTCCGGCTCCGCAGCCAGCTCGGCCACCTTGATGCCGTAGCGAAGATCGGAGATGCGCACGGCAATGCTTCCCGCCGTTGCCGCCACTTCGCTGCTCCGCACAGTTTCCCGAAGAGCCGTTAATGCCGTATCGGTCGTAGTCGTAGCGTGTGTCCCCGACTCGGCAGAGAAGGCCACGCTAGTGCCCACCCTGTACGTAATAGACACCCCCCAATCGGCCCACATCATATCGAGGTCAGTAGCGGCTTGGTTGGCAAGCGACACTTCACGCCCTCCTATGGGCCGGCAGGATCGTTGTAGCGCGTCTCTTCCCACGCAGGCAGGCTGCCGAGTTGCTTGTCCACCACTTCCAGCTGCTTGCGCAACTCAGCGAGGTACTCCGTGTGGGCCACCGTCCTTTCGCCCACCTTGTACGTCCTCGAGCCTGCCGTCAGCACGCTACTTATCTGCGTCTCGATCAGCGCCCGTTTCGTCTGGAGTTCTGCTTCTGTCGGGTACGCCATGACGTTGCCCCAATAGGTCCTTCGCTTCCGCAGGCAAGGGCACGCGAGCCACTTTGGCCAGCATGCCCATTGCCGCGTAAAGACCTTTATTCTGCCGCCGCACCTCCATCAGGATATCGAAAAGCAGCATCTCCAGCGGCGTTTGAAGCTCGACTCGCTGGCCGGGCATTTCCACCGCGTCGTTGCCGCTCATGCGCACCTGGTAATACATGCCTCGCTCCTATCCTCGGCTTGGCGGGCTTGTCCTTATGCTGTGCTCTGGTAGGTCGACCTGTGATCGATGACCTCGGCCGTGCCCCACTCGCGGACCTTGAATCGCACCACTATGTCGCGCTCGAACGCCAAGTCGCTGTCGGCACCCTGCCTGAACATCTGCAGAGGCCAGTGCTGGCGATACACGAACGCCCGCGGCCCGTCCATCATGTACCAGCTCGAGGTACTAAGGGCGTCGAGCAGCGGGGTGCTCACCAGGGCGTACTGCCCAGCGTAGGGATTGCTTCCCTGCATGCCGTATTGCGTGTCCGGTGTGCCCGCGGCCGCATTGACGCGGCTCAAGTAGTAGTTGCCGGTCGCGTCGAGCACGCGCATTGCCGTCGCAAACAGGGCCTTCGGAACGAGCACCTGCCTCACCATGACCACCACAGGCGTGGTCATATCGCTCTCGCGCTGCAAGGCTATCAACGCCAATACCGCGTCAACGTCCGTCCAGTCCACCAACGCATTCGTGGCAACCAGGTTGCCGTGCCCGCCTGCGCTCGCGGCTGTGGCGCTGTAGAGCGCCGTGTTCGTGCCGTTGATCCGGTAGGCGTTGGTCGTGCCCGTAACGACGTTCAGGATGCGCTGCTCTTTCTGCTGCCGCAGGTAGTGCGAGATGTTGCCGGCCTTTCTGAGCAGGAAGCCTGTATTGTCGCGAAACACCGCTTCCTCGGTGATGGAAAGGATTTCTCCGCGCTTTTTCCCGCTCACGAAGCCGACGTACTCGTCCGTCATTCCAGCTTCGGGATAAGGCATGCCCTCGTTCACTTCGGCGTTCTCATCCTGGAGTTGGAACCCAGGGGCCCGCTCGCTCAGCTGCGTCGTCTGGATGGTGTCGACGAGTTGGTCGCACACCCAGATATCCTGGCTGTACTCATTCATCACGCGGCTGAAGAGTATCTGCCCGAACACGGCAGAGAACGCCGTGCTGTCGACAGCCGCTTCTTGCAACGGCTTGATGAAACCGCGCTGCCTCGCGACAGCCGCGAGCGTCTCGCCAACCGGGCCGACCGTGGCTTCCCAAAGGCCGCGCACGCTGATGTCCGTCGACCTGACTCTGCCGGTGGCTATAAGCTCTGCGACTCTTCGGCCGCACTCCACAGCGCCCACGCGCTCAATGAGGTTCTTGATTGCTGCCGGTCTCAATGCTGTCACCTCCTTCAGTGTGGTGCGCTGTTAGAGGGTCTGCCCACGGCTTAGCCGATGGGCTTGATCTTGATGTAGGCGATCCCCTGCGAGGATGTCGACTTTGTCCACTTGATGCTGAACAGCGTGCTTTCAGCGACGTCGTGGTAGGCGTCGTCACAGTCTGGAAGGCGGCCAACCAGTGTGTCGGCGATGTTGCCGTCGACGGTGCCGATCACGTTCGCCACGTTCAGAATCTCCAACGTGTCGCCCGCGCCGCCAGCCGCGTGGGTCTTCACGATCCACGCATCAACCACACGGAACTTAAACGGCGCGCCTTCTGCGCTGCTGGCCGTGGGGAAGATGATGTACGTGGTCGTGCCATCGGTGGGGCACACCTGCTCAATCAGGATTTCGCCTCCGCCACCCCAACCGCCGCGCACGATGCGCGGGTTGATCTCGACGAACACGCTGGTCGCGGTCGCAGCTACCTCTGCCACGCGGCCGATGCTCAACATCTCATCGCCCACGGCGATGACCTGCTGATCAACGTAGGCGGTCGGCCCGGCATTGTCGTCGATACCCACGAGGTCATTCTGGCCGAAGCTCGCGCTCGCGCACGGAAGCTCCCATACGCCCGCCGTGCCCACCTTGATCTCATCGGTCTTGAGAGTGGGACTGGCGCTCATTGCAATTCCTGCAAAGAGGAAATGCGAGCGCAGCTGCCCGTTAGCCAGATCCGTAAAGACCAGGCTAGCCATGTTGATGACCTCGTCGTTGGCGACGTCGTACCAAAGCAGATCGCCGATCTCGATGACCGTTAGGCTGGCGACCGCCATGTCCTTGGGGTTCGTGGCACCCCACCTGTGTCTGTGTACGTCTGCCATTGCTAGATTGCCTCCTTTACGTTTCGCTCAAGTGCTTTCAGGGAAGCACGCTCGCCGGCACTTGCCCGCCGCGTTTCTGGCGGGTTAACCGGCGAACGCCTCTTCGAGTTCCTCGTCCGTAGCCTTGCCTCCAGTACCTTCGCCGCTGCCTGCCGACGTGGCCTCCTTGGTCTTCATGACCTTCACCCTATCCGCGATCCACTTGTCGATGGCCGCCTCATCGGGCGCGACCATCAACTGCTCCGTGAACTCCTCGGTCTTGGCCGCATCCGGCAGCTCGGCCTTTTCCAGCTTCTCGGCCACAAGCCTTTCCTTCTCCCTACGGGCCTCTGCGGCCCGCAGCGTTTCAAGCTCCTCCTCCTTCTCCTTCATCTTCCCCTCGAGGTCGGTCCTGCTCGCCTCGAGGGTGTTCTTTTCTTCTTCCAGCTTCTTGATGGTGTCGTCATCACCCATGCCCTTCCTCACCTCCTCTCGGATAGCCTGTAAAACCGTGGGCCGCTGTGCGCCCAGGTATTCGGTAAGCTGTTCGTCTGTTACGCTCTTCAGCAGCACCGTAAGTGCCGCCGCACCTGCCTCGTCGTCCTGCTGCGTGCTCTCGTACAAGCTACTGGTGCTGGCAGGTTCGCTGACGACGTCGGCGCTGCGTATCCGCTCGAAAGCCTCTACGATGGTGTGGCCATCGTCGTCTTGGTAGGTATACCCCCGCCCGTTGATGCTGAACCCCACCATGTCCGGCATCTTTTCCGCCAAATCGAGTAACCAGGCAGCGTGCGGCACCACGTGGAAATCCCCGCGCACCTTGCTGGCGTCAACTCGCGTCCCTTGAAGCTTCCCCAGAGCCTCCTGTATACCGCGCACCTTGTCCATGTCATCGTCGGGCGGATGATCTGCGTAAGCCTTTATGCCATCGAGTAGGCGGGCCGCCTGCGTCAGCGCCTCCGGGAGGTATGTGCGACCGTTCTGGCTCTCCGCCCCGAGTATTGCCACGTCGCGTATCACACTCGCCTCGCGGTCGACGTGCGCGCTGTTATCCAGGCCCATGGTCTCTTCCCGGAACTCGACCACCTGGAGGCTCTCCGCATACTGCCCCACGCCCGCGGCCTTTGCCGCCGCCTTCAGCTTCGGCATGGCCTTCTGCGCCAAGCCCGCCCCCCTGCCCCCGCGTTTGATCTCTCGCGCCGCGTACCGAAGCGCCGCGCGCAGTTGGACTAGGGCAATCTCCCCACCCGCCTCTTTGTATGGGTAGTGCCGCAGGCTGCGCGGTGTCGTCTTGCCCTGGCCGTCCTTGCTCCCGCCCGGTTCGATGTAGGCGAAACACCCATCGGGCAGATCGTTCTTGTATGCCGTCGTCCACTCAGCCTCGGTAGTTGCTGTCACGCCCATGCTCTCACTCACCGCCTTTCTCACCGCTGCGTTGGCAATCCGTATCGCCCTGGCCTCGCATTCCTCCTGCGGCCCCTTGCAGCGGGCCAGCTCCTGGTTCGCCACGCTTATCCACAGCCGCTTCAGGGCTGCAGTGCTGGCGAGCTTCGTCTTGCTGGCAACGTCGTCCATCGTCCACGGCATGCGTAAGCCCCTCTTGGCGCGTATTTTATCAGCCCCCTTCCGAATACCGACTTCCGAAAGTACACAGGGAGGGACCCCGCCAGACTTCCGGGGAATCAAAAGGGCCGTTGCGGGGGCTTAGAAGCAGGATCATTCCAGCGGCCAGCTATTTCGCTGGTTCGGCGCCGCTCTGCCCTTTGCGCCTTCGTCGCAATCGTGTCCGAGCACTGCCATATTTCGGCACGGCTTCCATCCGCTTCCAGATGCCGGGCGCGCTGCGTATCACACTCCGCACATCTTGCCCTTGCATCCACGCCGCGTATCGCGCCTTGCTCGTAAACAACTTCCCGCCGTAGCCGGGATGTGCTTTCTCCATTCGACGCAGCCAACCGTTGAAGTCCGTATCCACCGGCACTTTCACCCCGCGCCCTGCCCGGTAGCCCGTCCAGCGTTGGTCCTTCGGCACGCCCAGCTTATCCCATAAGGCGCTTATCGGCACGGATGCGCATCTGCAATTTGCGTGAAGAGGCAGCATCGGCATTTCGCTGATTGGCGGGTCCTTGTGGTAGAAATACTCCATCCCATCGTAGTACATGCAGAGTTCACAGACTCTATCATCCAACGCAGCCGTGATTCCCACCCCGCCGATCGTGCCGTCCTTCCGAAACGTTGCAAAGGCCTCTTCCTTTGCCTCGTGGCTCGCCCGCAGGATCTCGGTGCGGGCGATGGTCGTTGCCCGATATTGAACCATGCCCACGCCCTTGCGCACGTTCCTCGCTATCTTGGCCATGCCCTGACCCTCGCGGAGCCCTTGCACAAGCTGCGTGCGCAACATTTGCCGGTCGACGCTCTCGAGGTCCTCGAACCGATTCAATAACGCCTTGCCATCCCACGGGGCCCGCGCATTTACCCAACGCATCGTCTGCTCGGGCGTCGCGGGCACGTATAGCCCCGTAAGCCTCGCGTGGTCGGGAAAGGGAAGAGCCTCGCCTTCCTGCTCCGCCAAGGCACGCTGTTCCCGCACGCGACCCAAAGCATCCATCATCGCCTGATCCATCGAATCTACGATCCACTGGTAGGCCACGTAAGCCCGCTCGGCGATGGCAATGAAGGTGCGCCCCACCACCGCATGCGCCTCGCGTATCATTGGCGCACGGCGTCTCTGGATTTCGTCGGCGATATCGTTGCCCAGAGCGCGCGCGGCAGGCGGTGCCAATGGAAGCTCGGTGTCCTCTGCGTATGGCCAGGTCCAGGATAGGATATCCCGCTGCTCCCGACTCAATGCCAGCAGCCGCTCGATGCGGCTCTCCGCATTCAGAGCTGCCTTGAGATCGCGGAGGACCTGGGCAACCGACAGATCGGCGGCGCGAAGCTGCGCCTTCTGCATTTTCCGCAGCACCGCGCGGGGCAGGTTAGTCCTTTCGGCAACGATCATCATGCCGCCGGTAACTCCTGGCGTTGTCGCGCAGCCTCGAGGCTCGCGCCTTCATCCTCGCCGTCGCCTTCATCGCGACTTACAGGGCCCCCGGCCCCCGTGCCCTCTTCGGCCTCGATGTTGCGCTGCTCTTTCTCGTACTCGAGCCCTTCGCGCGCCGCCCACGTGCGCTTGCTGATCACGCCGTTGTCCGCCAGAATCTGGCCCGTCTCGGCCTCTTCCTTCGGTTTGCGCGTAATCACCCGCGCGCCTACGACTTGTACGCCACAGGCGGCAACAGCGGCCGCCTCCGCGTGTATCTGGCCCGCCCACGCCATGACGCGTCCCCAGATAGCAGCGAACTCGCCGCCGAACACGCCCTGCCAATACTCGAACTCTTTCACCCCGGGCCCTTCGGCGACCATCGTGCTTGCATAGTTGGCATTGCTGGCATCACCCGTGACCATATATTCCGGCTGCCCTATGCCAGCGGCGACCGAAAGCAGAACCGCCCTGCCGTCAGCGGCGACGTCGCGCGCGTTGATGTTGGCAGCCATGTACTCCAGATCAATGCTGTCCGGGATGTCCACGACGCTACCAGGGTGAATCGTCTTGCTCCGGTAGCTGTCGCCCGTGAGATCGTCCGTCTTGCTCTCCGTCTGCTGGGCGGTCGCAAAGGCCGCGATTTGGGATGGGCTTGCGTTCTTGTGCTTCCGCACCATCACGATGGCCGTGCGAAGCTTATTCAGTATCAGCCGATCCTGCAGCCACGTATCGTACTGCCGCAGCCGCGTCCGCACGCTCCAGAGCACGCTCATGCCTCGAGGAATGTCGCTGTCCACCTCGACCTTGATGTGGACGATCTCTTTGGCGTCTACCCGATCCGACGTGATGGTCTCGTAGTTCAGCCGGATGTAATACCCTATGGGCGGCCCGCCGAGGTCGTCGGGCTTGTATTCGATGCCGAACGGGTGCTTCGTATCCCCGCTCTTGGGCGTTACCAAGACCGGATCGACGAAGCGCACAAGGAGCGTCTCCTTCTGCTTGAAGAAACGCAGGAACACTTCGCCGTCCCGGAGACTTCGCTTGACGATCTCCCGCTCCATGCTTGCCCAGTTGTTTGCGTTGCAGAATCTCACCCACTCCTCTCCAGCCTTCTCAGCCACCTGCGGGTCCTCCGTTTCGGCCGAGTACGAGAATCCCTTGCCCACCACGTACTTCACGAAGTTCCGCAAGATGCCCTTCGCGTGCGGGTTATCCCGTGCCAGCGTGCGCGCCTTATTCCGCATGACCGTGAGCCGCTCGAGAGTCAGACCGCGATAGGCCGACACCCCCTCTTGGTCAATCGGCTCCCATTCCTTCCAGTCCTTGTCCTCGTCCGCCCAGTTGTTCGCTCGCGTCTCTTGGATCGCGCTCGCGATTAGGGCTTCCGCGCCTTCCAGCTGCTGCATCTCCAACTCGAGGCGCTTCGTTTCTATGCGGCGTCTCAGCCGCCATCCATTCAACACCGTGCACCTCCTTCGCTGCTGCACATGTTTGCCGCCAATGCGGGCCAGAATACCTCCAGCGGCATCTTCAGGAAATAGGGCCTGCCGCCAGGGCGTTGAAGTACGTTGCGCGTTGGCCTGTACAGTGATTGTTCGTCAACTACCACGGCAGTGAAGCGTCGCGGCTCCTTGCCATTGGTGCGGTTCCGCACCACCATGACCGCCTTGAGAAAGACTTCCGGGAGGATGACCGCGCTCCCGGCATTGATCCATACGCCGCCGTCGTGCAGATGCTTTACCCAACCTAGCACGCTGCGCAGGCTGATTGCGGACGCCTGACCCACCGCGGCGCCGTCAAACCCATCGTGCCAATGGCATGTGTCAGTGCCCAGGGCAATGGCGACCGCCACCGGGACCTCATTATCGTGGCACGCTGCCAGCAAGCTCCGCCCATGAGGGTGCTTTGGCATTGCGGCCATGTGGCTTGCCGCCGCATCGCCCAGGCCGCGCAGCGTACCTTGCAACGCCACGTGCTCCATGAAGTCCACCGTTTCCTTACAGGCCCCATAGCTGCCGTCCTCCAGACATGCGGCGACATCTTGGCTTGTTGCCCCATACACGTGCAGCTCGTAATCGTGTATCAGCGCCGCGCCGGTGATGAGGAGCCCCGTGAACACGCCCGCGTCCAGGAGGCGCACGATCTCCGGCGTCAGGCCCAGCTTGATAGCGTGCGCGCCCATGGCCAGCACCCTTGCCCGACGATGCTCCATAGCGTGCAGCAGGGCGTCCGCAACGGGCTCCACCGCCCTGCGATCCTCTTCGCTGCCGCCGTGCATCAACCTAGCGGCAGGCATTTGCGCCCGCACCTTGAAACGCAGCTCCGCATGCGGCCTAGCCTGCACGCCCCACTTGTATGTGTCTGCTTGCATCGCTATTCTCCAAACGCCTCAAGGAAATTGTCGCCAAACGGCATGCTCTCGACTGTCTGCCACATAGGCGGATTCGGGCGAAGCGCATAGGCTACCTCGCTGTAGACCGCCGCATGCGCGTAGTGGTCGGCCAGGCTGCCCTCCATGTATCGCGCCTTCGGGTTGCCCGTCCTCGGGTCTTCCTTCAGCACCCGCACTGGCGCCTTAACCTGCGCTCGCCATTCCTCGGGCAAGTCCAACGGCAGCACGTGCGTGCTCGTCCGTATTCGCCCCAGGGCCGCGTCCATTGCCTCGGTGCGGTTCACGTCCACCGTCTGCTGCGGCTCATTGAATCGAAGCGGCACTTTAAGGTCCCGGTAGTAGGCCAGGTAAACTAGCCCGGGGAGCTGCTGCTGCAGTTTCCGGGCGCTCCTTTCCTCCGGCAAGGCATCCACCACGCAGCACCACACCC